CCCAAGTCACCGACTTCACTTACGACCAGCGCCAGCTTGCGCCCGAATGGTTTTCCGAAGACGACGTCTTGGTCGCGGAATACTGGCGCGTCGAGCACAGCGAGCGCACGGTCTACCTGCTCGAGAACGGCGAAGTGCTGGACGATCCAGGGAAGCGCAAGTTCACCGACAAGCGCAAGCTGCGCGAGAAAAAGGTGATGCAGTATATCACCAACGGACTGGAGATTCTCGAGCGCAAGGAGGAGATGGGAACGATCCTGCCGATCATCCCCATGATCGGGCTCGAGCGCTACCTCGACGACAAGCGCGTCCTGTTCAGCCTCGTTCGCCTGGCGCGCGATCCGCAGATGAGCTTGGCCTACCTGAACTCGCAGCAGACCGAAGAAGCCGGCCTCACGCCCAAAACCCCATTTTTGGGCTATAAGGGCCAATTCGACTCAAACCGCACGATGTGGATGAACGTAACGAAGATCCCATATGGCTTCCTCGAGGCGGACATCCCGGACAACTGGCCGGCAGGACAGGTTCCTCCCTTACCTACCCGCGTCCCGTTCACCCCGAACTTCGGGGCTTACGAAGTGGCGAAGGACTCCTGCCGGCGAGCCATTCAAGCGGCCATGGGGATCATGCCGATGCCCACCGCGGCGCAGAGGCAGAACGACAAATCAGGCGTAGCCCTGCAGAAGATCCAGGATGAGGAGGCTCTCGGCTCTTACCACTTCGTCGACGGTTACGACCGCGCGCTGCGTCTCGCCGGCCGCGTGATCGACCAGTGGATACCGGCCGTCTACTCAAGGGAAGGCCGCCAGGTCCATCTTCGAACCGCAAAGGACACTTACCGGCAGGCGACTCTCAACACGGCGCAACCTTACCAGGACACAAAGAGCGGCAAGCCTGCACACTATCCCGTGGATGAAGTGGACCACTCGATCAGCGTATCGACTGGCCCCAGCTATCAAAGCCAGCGCGATGCCGTGAACGACTTTCTGGACAACCTGATCGGGCAGCTGCCCAAGCTTCCCGTCGCGCCCCAGCAGGCCGCTCAAATTCTCTCGATCGCCGTCAAGATGAAGGACCTCGGGCCCATGGGCGATGAATTAGCCGAGATCATCAGCCCAACCGGCCAGGACGGCCAGCAGAGCGCGCAGCAATTACAGCAGGCCCAGGGTCAACTGCAGCAGCAGGGCATCATGATTCAGCAACTGCAGGCCGAACTGCAGAAGCTCACGGTAGAGAAGCAGGCAAAGGTAGTCGAGGGCGAGTACAAGATGATGACCGAACGCCTGCGGGCCAATTCGGCCCTGGTCGTTGAGAAGCTCAAGGTCGACGCGCAGATGGCCTCGGCCGAGATCTCGACCAAGTCTCAGATCCTTTCGGAGCGCATGGCCGCGGTCGACGAGCTCTACCGGATGGCGCACGAGCAACTGGACGACGCGAGCGCAAAAGCATCCGACCAGGCCCATGAGAGGGCTCTATCTCAGCAGGAGCACCAGCAAGACCTGGCACAGGCCGATCAGGCCCATCAACAGACTTTGCAACAGCAGGACCAGGCATCTCAAGCCGCGGCCCAGCAACAGGCGGCGCAGCAACAGCCGCAGGAACCAGGAACGTAAATGCCAGACGTAGAAACACCCGTTGCGACCCCGTCACCCGCAACAGAAGCACAACCACCAACTCAGACTTCTAAACCGGAAGAGACCCTATCCGTACCCACCAACGCTGAAGACTATGCGGAGTGGAGAACGACCGGGAAGCTTCCCGAAAAGAAATCGCCGTCAGCCAGGGAAGACTCGGCCCCTTCCAAAAAGACCGTTACCCCGGACTCGGAACCCGGCGCTCACCAGAAGCGGCAGGGATACGCGGACGTTCGCAAAGAGGAACTGAATAAAGAGATCAGAGACCTGATCGCGAAGCGCGACCAAATCAAGCAGGGTCTCGAGGGGCCACCGGTGAAAAAGGACGTAAAGCCCGCCGCGGAACCGTCCACCGCTCAACCGGAAGAGTCTAAGCGACCCACCAAGCCAAAGGCCGAAGACTTCAAATCCTGGGAAGAGTACGAAACCGCCAAAGACAAGTACGACGAGGATCTGGCCGACTATAAAGCCGAACAGAAGATCCAGGAGTACGAACAGCGGCAGCGGCAGAGTGCGGCCACCCAGGCCATGCAAGTCCGTTTGGACGAGGCTAAATCGCGCTACGGAGACGAGGCCGAACCGAAGATCCTCGATACCGCGAAAACGGTGTTCGAGGACAAGGCGGTCGCGCCGGCCATCAAAACCGCGATCGGACGCTCGCAAGTAATGGTCGATGCCCTCTATGTCCTGGGTTCAGACCAGAACGAGCTCGCGTCGTTCGTCGATCTCTCGATCAAGGATCCTCTCGAGGCTCTCCGCAAATGGTACACCGTCGAAGCTCTCGTCAAGGCAGAACTCGAAAAGTCCGCGGGCAAGCAGGAAACCAAGCCGGAAACCAACGGTTCAACGCCCCAGCGAGACGAAGACGGAAAGTTCCTTCCTGCCAGGATCGCAAAAAAGGCGCCGGCCCCACCCACCGAATTAGGTGGAAGCTCATCTCCTCCGGGAGACGAACGGGACCGCGCCGCGGCGACCGGGAATGTCAGGGCTTTCTTCGCGGATGCGAACAGGCGCGACATAGCCCGGTGGAAGGGTCAAACGTGATTAGCAAGTGCCAGCCAATAGTTGGGTAAACACATCATGGGTCTCGCTTGAGATCCTCAGATTACTCGTCAACCGATTAGTCTGTACCGAGTATTTCAACCGCTCCTGGGAGAAAGACTTCAATCGGGAGTTCGCCCCTGGATCCTCGATTCAAATCAAGTTCCCGCAGCGCATGCTCTCGACGAACCAGATGGGTTATGCGCCTCAGGGAATTAATCGCATCTCGACCACGGTCTCGCTCGATACGTGGATCCAGGTTCCTTTCGAGTGGGACGACTATGAGCGCGCGGTCAAGCTCGAGCGCTCCGAAGAAGAACTCCGCGAGAACTACTGGATGCCGGCGGCGGCGCGGATCGCGCAGGATATCGATTCCTACGGCGCCAACTGGGGAAGGCTCAACACCTCGAACTTCGTTGGCGTGTTGGGAACGGACCCCACCACGGTAGCGACCTACTACCAGGCCAGGGCGATGCTCGAGAGAGAAGCCGCGAGCGAGGGGAAGCGGTGCGTGCTGATGTCGGTTAGTCAAATGGTGGCGATCGGATCAAACATCACCAACGTATTCCAACCGCCGGACGAGATCTCGCGCATGTTCAAGCAGGGCACTCTCGGCAAGTTGGGCGGATTCGACATGTACGAGTCGAACTCGCTCTACACGCACACCGCGGGCACCTGGGCGGGCGTGGTGAAAGTGATCGGGTCGGGCCAGTCCGGAGCATCTCTGGTCATTCAGGGGACCGCGGGAGACACGATCATGCCCGGCGACAAGTTCTCGATCGCCGCGGTGAACATGGTCAACCCCATGACGTACAGAAGCGCCGGCCCTCTAACGCTAAGAACGTTCACTTGCCCCGCGGGCTTCACCCTGACCGGCGGCAACGACACTATCTCGATCCTGCCCCCCATCTACGGGCCGGGATCGCAATACCAGAACGTCGACGCGCTGCCTCTCAACAACGCCGCGCTCACTCTCTGGCCCGGGACCACATCCCCGAACGGCAAGTCCGGCACTGTCGGGCTAGCCCTTACGCGGGAAGCGTTCGCGCTGGTCGGAGGCAAGCTCTACGTGCCTAAGGCCGTCGAGTCCGCATCGCAACAGCAGGACCCGGAATCCGGAATCGCTATTCGCAAGGTCATCGCATGGGATCCGGTGAGAAGCATGCAGGTTAATCGCTATGACTCGCTCATCGGGTTCGGCAACCTTTACCAGCAGAACGGCGCAACAGCGGTGTTAGGAGCATAGACGAACATGCCAAGACTCTCATCTCACTTTGGTCTTCGCGACCCGCGGCTCCAGTCGGTCGTCATGCCGATGCTCCTGCCGCTCACGC